AAGCTGAAGTTGCTGAGAAGGCTGAAAAGTCTGCAGCAGAAGCTACACTTAAATCAATTGAAATGGGTAAAACCGCTGCAGAGAAAACTGCCGAGGCTTTGGAAGCTAAAATTAAAACAGAGGGTGATAACTACTCTAAAGCTATCTCTGAAATGTCAGACGAGCTTAAATCTGCTAAAGAAGAGATGGCTGCTATGCAGAACTCTAAGATGCAATTCTCTGAAGTTGGGTCAAATGCGCCTTCTAAAGATGAGTTAACAAGTGTATTTATTACATCAAAAATCTTAGGTAAGTCAATTGATCAAACTGAAGTCGGTAAGCAATTAATCGAAAAAGCTTCTGCTAATCGTATCAATGGTGACGATGCTAGCTGGGAAACAACTTGGAATGCGAACATGTTTACAGAAATGCAAAATCGTGTTGTTGTTGAGTCAGTATTTAATACTATGCAAATGAATGCACGTATTATGCACTTCCCTTCAAATCCAGATGCCGGTTCTGATGCTACATGGGTTGATGCCGCTGATCAAGATACCTTTAATGATGGTACTGAGATTGGTACAGCATTTAATGACCTTTCTTCAGGTGTAATTAAAAAGCACCTATTAAGAGATGTTGCTTTGACTGCATATAAACTAGCTACTCGTGAGTATGTTGGTTATGAAGAGGAAGAAGATACATTGCTTCCAATTGCAGGAATCGTAAGTGATGCAATTGTTCGTCGTATGGCTCGCACTTCAGATAAGTCTATCTTAGGTACTGGTATTGCAGCTCCGTTTACAGAGCTTGAAGAATTTGCTGGTGGTCACACTGGTGGTACAGTATCTTCATCTAGTACTACTGCTACTATTACTTCTACTAACGTACATACGGCACGTACTGCTATGGGTCCGTGGGGACATAATCCTTCAGACTTAGTATTGTTCTTGTCTCAAGCAGCATACTATGGTTTAGTTGATGATGCTAATGTTATCACATCTGATAAGTATGGAGAAAAAGCTACTATCTTAACAGGTGAATTAGGTAAGATTTGGGGTATCCCAATGGTTGTTTCTGATGCATTCGAAGCAGCGGCAGCAGGAAAAGCGCAAGGTATCTTAGTTAACCCTAGTAACTACATTGTTGGTAACTACCGTAACTTAACTGTTCAGACTGCAGACGATGTCGTTGCACAGTCTAAAGCTATCGTTGCTACTCGTAGAATGGGCTTTATTGCTAAAGATACGAATGGTGCTGCAGCCACGCGAGGGTCAATGTGCCTACTTAAGTACGCAGATTCTTAATAGAGTTGTAAACTAAGTATAGTTGAAATAAAACTGGAGGGGTCCGCCCCTCTGGTTTTTATAAATGAATTGAAAAGTTTGTTTATAAAAACCAAGCCTTAGGGCAAAGAATTTTTAAGGACATATAATGGCAGANTTATATACAGTTAGTGAGTACAANGCATANGCNGGTATCTCTAGTACTAACAGGGATTCAGAAATTAACCTTCTGAGGACCCAAGTTTCTGCACTTATAAGAACGTACTGTGGGCGTAATTTTATTGATTACTATTCCACAGCAAAGACAGAGTACTTCGACACTACCGGTGGCGAAACTTCTATCTTCCCTGTAGAACTTCCAATCGTGGAAGTTGTACAACTATTAGAGCGTTCAAGCTCTAAGACGGATAAAACAACCGTCGAAACCAACCACGCCGATAGTAACAATTACTATCTTTTAGAATCAGGTACTGCTCAATGTACTCTTTCTACTAAAACTACTGAATCGACTTGTATTAATAATGACTCCTTTACTGGGGCAGGCTTAAATGATCTAACAATCACTGGATACAACGCAAATACGTCGTCAGGTGAAATTGGACGTAGCTATAAAGTACAAATTGACAGTACAGGAACTCCAGATACCTTTAAATGGTCTCGTGATGGAGGGAATAATTGGAAAGAAACAAGCGTAGCAATAACAGGTTCTAGTCAAACTTTAGAGGGTGACATAGCTGTAACATTTGCAGCGACCACAGGCCATACAAGCACTAATAGCTGGACTTTTAGTGCTGAGAGATGGACAGGTGAATGTAGCAGTTCATCTTATACTACTCAATCAACTTGTGAAGCAGCTGGAGAATTCTGGACTGCACCAAGAGATTATGAGTTAGATGCTGAAGGACAAGAAATTATGAAAGTTTCTAGTTTTCCTACAGGACCTAAATCAGTTAAATTAGTATACAAAGGTGGTTACTCTTCTATACCAGATGAACTAAAGCTAGCTTGCTATGATCTTACTACATACTATATGAAGAAAGAATCAACTCCAGCAAAGTCTATGCCAGGCTCGGATATTAAAAATATCTCACGCAGCCAGTCGCTTCACTCTGAATTCCCCCCACACATAAAACGTATCTTGGAGCATTATAGGCATATTAGCTAATGAGCGCAGACGCACTATCCAACTTTCTTAAACGTAATATTGTAAAAATATTCGAAAACGACCTTAGAGATTCTTTAGAAGGAGTAACCCACCGTCTAACCTTGAATAGGGCTGAATTATCTACACTACTAAGGGGCAAGTTATCCCTTACAAAGGATGAAGCCGATGAAGCAATTACAGAGATTGAGGGTTCCCTACTGAAACACAGATTCATAGAAAACGAGTCTAGTAATGAGGGAGGGAGTGTGTGGGTGGCTTCTTCAAAGAAAACCAAATTAAACCCTAGACCCGTAGCTAACCCTTATAAATCCTTCTACAATTGGAAGAAGAACTTATACAAAAATACACTAAAGGACCTAAGTTCCGGTAGTAAATTAAAAGATTTTGGAGAGAATTTACACTTAGGGCATGGAGCAGCAGGCGGCGTTGCAGTAGTTACACACCGTAGTATGAAAGCAACGAAGAAACTAATGAGTAAAGGGGCAAAAAAAGCTGGTGTAAACGCGGAAGCAATGATTACAGAAATGGAGGCTATCTCTTTAGAGGTAGATCGTATCTTAGGTAAAATAGACTTAAAATTAAAAGCTGATGATGCCTTTACAGCTAGAAGTGCCTTAAAGAAGACGTACACACTAAATATAGAGCTACAGTGGGGGAAGTCTAACTTATCAGAAGGTCAAAAAGAAAAGCAAATAAAAAATGCTATAGCATCTTTTGTACAGACTGTAATTGACAACCCAGGGGCTTATCTAGAGGTGGGGGGATCTCCTTCTATGCTCAATTGGGTGGATAAGGCGTTGGACACTGCTATAATTGGCAAGAAAAAGATCAAAGACCAAGTTAAAACTACTAAAGCATCTCATTCTATAAAATCCAAAATTAAGAAAGGGAAGAAGCCTCTACCTACCACTCTACCTAGAATCAGGGACACCAGGGGTAGGTTCACTTCACCCGCAGCGATACAAAACATAATCCAATCTCAGATAACTGAAAAAGTTAAAGAGAATATGGGGGAAGGCGGTTCACTAGTAAATAGAACAGGACGATTTGCAGAATCGGTTACTATTACAAATGTTACGCAAACTAGACAAGGGTCATTGACTGCTTTTTATAATTATATGAAGTATCCTTATCAGACTTTTGAAAGAGGATTCAAACAAGGGTCAACACGAAGAGACCCTAGATTATTAATTCATAAGTCTATTAGAGAAATAGCACAAAAATTAGTTCATCGTAAACTAAATATTAAATCAAGGAGAGTATAATGGCAGGTAAAGCACGTTCAGCAATAGTGAATGCACTTATTACTAAGTTAAAACTTATTGACGGCTCCGGCTCTTTTAGTAGCAACTTATCTAATAATGTTACTAATAAACTTATCTTCTGGGATGAAGTAAACGACTTCCCATATGTATCAGTAGTAGCAGGTAACGAAGTAAGAGAATATTTACCCGGCGGCTTCAAGTGGGGCATGCTAGGGCTAAACATACGAATGTATGTGTACGGCGAAGAGCCGTTAGATGAACTTGAGAAAGTTCTATACGATATTGAAACCCAGATCGATGCTAATAATGTATTAACATATGATACTGGTAAACAGACTGAGCAGATGACGATATTAAGTATCGCAACTGACGAAGGATTACTTGCTCCATATGGAGTAGGTGAGATTACCTTAGAAGTAAGGTATCAAATATAGTCTACAACGGTAAATAGACAATAGTCGAATAACCCGTTAATGACAAGTTAAAAACACAGGAGAGCTAAAATGGCTTTATCTTTAAGCAGAAATGCAACGTTCTATGCGTCATACGTGGCAGCAGGAACATCAACTTGGGTAGGTAATGGTACTAACCCATCAGATTCGGATACTTTCGAGATTCCAATTCTAGACGGATTTTCATTCTCACAGGCAACTGGTACACAGAATGTAACTCTAAACGAAGCAGGTGCAACACCTAAACGTGGTCAAAAGATCTTCAATACATCTTTAGAGCCCGTTGATTGGAGTTTTACTACTTACATGCGTCCTTTTACAGACAGCGCAGATTCAGATAAGCACTCAGCAACTGAGAAGTTACTTTGGAACGCTTTAGTATCTAATACACAAACTAATAATACCTCTACAGGTGGTATCGCTTGTGACACAACAGATATGACTATTGATTTTGAAGACTCAGAGCATAACCAGCTACTTAAGTTTACTGGTTGGTTCGCTTTTTCTGATTCATCATTAACGTACGAATTGGCTAATATGTGTATTACATCAGCTTCAATTGACTTTGATATTGATGGTATCGCTCAGATCACTTGGACAGGATTTGCTACTTCAGTTACACAGGTAGACGCAGATTATCCAGATCAGGCGGCACATATAACTGACGGATACGTAGTAGCTAACACAGACGCTGACTTCATCCTTAACAGACTTAGTACTGTTACTTTGACTTCTACAATCTCTGGTAGTTCAAAAGTTTACACATTCCCTCTAACAGGTGGAAATATTACTATTGATAATGGCTTATCGTTCGTAACTGCAGAAGAACTAGGCAAGATTAATACACCAATTGATCACCAAGTTGGAACTCGCGCTATCTCTGGCAACTTTACTTGTTACTTAGATGACGCAACTCTTAGCTCAAAGGTTATGTACGATGACATCTTAGCGGATATCAATGGTGCAGCACCAGATGTAACAAACTCTTTCGACATTGATCTTAAGATCGGTGGCGCAAGTGCTCCATTTGTACAGTTCGATATTCCGACAGCTCACTTAGAGCTTCCGTCTATTGATACTGCAGATGTTATGGGTGTTACAGTTAACTTTACTGCTCTGGAAACAGACTTCGGTGGAGAAGACGAAATGACAGTTAATTATAAAGGACTAACTAGTACTTAATATTTTAATGTCTTTAGTAGGGTGCTTAGGTGCCCTACTTTTTTATTTATAAAACACAGGATATACAAAATGACAACAGCAACAACAACAGCAACACCAAGTATTCAGAGTTTATCTGACTTACTTACTTCAAGTAAAACAGCGACAGTCGAATTCCCGGGTTACCCAGGTTTCGAAGTACAACTTACTTATTTAGCACGCGACGAGATGCTAAAGCTACGTAAAAAGGCAGTTACTACGAAAATTAATCGTAGAACTAGACAGCCAGAAGAAGAGCTTAATGAGGAAATTTTCCTTAAAGAGTACATTAAGGCAGTAATCAAGGGCTGGAAAGGCTTAAAGATGACTTACTTAGTTCAGCTTATCCCGGTAGATGAAGATAAAATTGCAGACATGGAAGCAACTTTACCTTTTAACCACAATAATGCAGAAATCTTAATGCAAAACTCAGGCGACTTCGATTCATGGCTGACAGAGGTCGTAGGTGACCTTGCAAATTTTACGAAGAGCAACTAGACTATTGGACAAAACAGATAGATAATCATTTCACAGGCGTTGGAGAGAACTTCGATAAACAAAAACGCATTGATATGATGATTCAAATGGAAGAGAATGGTATGGAGGTAGATTGGTCCACCTTAGATAAGGAAGAAGTAGTTTTTCCTTATGAAATACAGGAAGCCTTTCAAGTTTGGAACTATTTGACAGACCAATGGGATGGTATGAGTGGTACCTATTTCGGCAAGCAAATGGCCGGGATAAAAGATGTTATGGAGTTACTTGAAGTAAGTAACCAAAAAGAAATATTCAAGCTGGTAAAGATTATTGACGGGAAGTACGCAAAACACGTTAATAAGAAGCAGAAACAACAGCAACAGCAGACGGGGCCTAGTAAGGCTTAGCGGAAGAGAATAAAATGGCAGGAAAGTACGATAAGAATATTAAGATTACAGTTGATGACAAAGGCTCTTTAAAACAAAAGACCAAAGACATAGACAAACTTAATAAAGCAGTCGATAATAATACGAAGAAATCTGGCAACCTTGATAGAAATATGAAGGGCAACGCTAGAATGTCTTCTAACGCCTCAAAAAACTTTTCTAAGCAATCCCAAGGAATGCAAGGCGTGCTGGTTCCTGCCTACGCAGAA